AGAGTGATTTTGCTATTTTGATTGGCAAGTTATTACTCAAAAAGTACCCAGCATAACGGAGGCCCAATGGCGCACGAAACAAATAATTTCTGGCCGCAAATGGATGGATGCACGAACCGACATAGGTGAAGGAGATGGGGTCAGTCAATAATGCGTTTTGTTGATATATAGGGCTTATTGTCCCCGTCTGAATCATATTTAGCACAGTCTTTGGCGTTGTTGCTGCATCCACGTCTTCTTCAAACAAAAACCATTTGTTCTCTTGGTTTACCGAAAAACCATAGTACAAGCCTCCCGTTGGAGCCGCCGTAAGAATTTGTCCATTGTAATAATCATTCGGTATAAGAAAAAACGAGGATGTTCCAGCATCGCTATCTGCGCATTGAGCAGACGCATAGCCTGCGTCTTGATAAAAAACAGAGGCATTGTTTAGGGTTGAATTGGCGTAATTTAATACCGAGAACACTAACGGGTTATCGCTCTTTAGCATCACGTCTCTTGCATCGCTAATAGAGGCAGACTGGGCGTTGCTGAAAAAATAAGGCTGCGTGTCTGCCCTTAGATATAGCTGCGTGCCAACTCTCGTGAACGAAAGGCTTAAATTAAAGAATGCGTTCATACCCATAAAGAGTTGGGTGAACGATATAGAAGGCATTGACGCAGATGGCTCTATCAATGACGCATTGCTTGTGTAAAGATTATTGGCTCCGTATGTTGCATCAATGGTTTGAACAACCGTCACCGTGCTGGCTCCTGCAAGGACATTGATTTCCGTGAAGGTTGTTTGGTGGTAGAAATAGACCTCAACGAAATGGTCAACCCCATCAGTCGTTGCTCTTGCCGCATACGGGAATATAATGTCTTGATAACTATTGCCCCCAGAGTCGGTGAAAAACTGCTGACTGATAACCGTGGCAATAGCCTGGGCATAGGTGGCGTTGTCTGTTACGGCAAATAGCGGTGGCCCAATAAAAACCCTTGTGACATTATTTCCATAAATATCAACCCATTTCATTTCTAATGGAAATCCAGCCCCTCCAGCATATACGCATTGAAGCTTAATGAATTGAGGTCGGTAATTGGTATTTGTGAAAATGTCGCTTTGGAAAATGGTCGTGTTATCGGTTAGGTAACTAACGACATACTGAAACAAATCCGACATCTTAAAGGCGAACTTGTTTCCATAGGCCGTACCCGTGTAAAATTGATAAGAAGCACAGTTGCTTAATCCTTGACCATTTACGGTTTGCCCATTCACCGAGTTGATTGGAACAAGCAAGTCCTTCATCCGAATCAATCTCCCTTGAACGGTATCGTCCTCCACCGAGCAAGTCGCAATGCACTTGTATGAATTGAACTCCACATCGCTCAAGTAAATCAAGCCACGAAAGTTCAAGCCATCGTTGCAGTCCTCAATGATTTGGCAGGAAACCTCTTTGCATAAGTCGTTGTCCTTGTAATAGGCATAAAGAATCTCATAGCCATCGCCCCAGAACTCCAAGTCCGAAACCATCGTTGTGAACAGGCCAGGCAAGTCCTCATTCCGCTGGATGGATATGGCCGTGTCCTGCAAACCCATTGGCTCGTTGGCCAAGGTCTGCCCGTCAAGTATTACCGTGAAACTCGCCATTACCAAGCCCTCCTTCTATGGACCTTGTGTGCCGTCCTTGGTTTGCGGAGAACTTTGTCAAAGTCATCCCAATTCGCAATCTTCACGCTCTTGTTCTTTCGGATAGCATCAATCATCTCAAAGTTGTTCAGTTCAATGGATGCTCCAACATTGTCGGCAAAGGAACGCTTGGTGCCGCTCATTGCGTCAATGTATCGCTTGGAGACAAACTCCTCAAAGTTATTGTCACGGATGGCTTGAAGGACGGGCTTGTATCGCTTTGTTTCATCGGCAGTCATCACCGACTCGCCACGAGAGAGCCTCGCAGGAATGCTGTCGGATGTGCCTGTGCCTGGGCCGTTCAAATCAATAACCCCCTCCTTGAATCCTTCGGGGAACTGAGCCGAATCAATAAGACTCATCTGCTTGATCGCCATAGCCCCAATCGCAAAGGCCGCAAGCGCACCTCCAATCGGCCCAAGTTCGCTGAAAGCACGAACAATAGCGGATGCGCTATTTATTAAGACATTTACCTTTTGGGTCTTCTTGTTTTGCTCAAATTGTTTTTTCTCAATATCCGCAAGTTCTGCGTTGTATTGCTCCTCTGAAATCAATCCTTGGGCAAGCTTGTTGTCAAGAGCGGTCTTTTGGTTATTAAACTCCATCTCTTGAAGCTGGGTGAATTGGCCGTATAGATCACCAGCCGTATTAACGAATTTGCCGACCTCTTTTACATTCTCCTCAAACAGTGCTTTATCCCGATTTGCGGTAAGAGCATCAATCTCTTCTTTAGTCCTGCCATAGACCTTCGCTTCGGCGATTAATTTTCCATAGTATTGACGGATGGCCTTCAATCGCTTATCCAACGAATTTCCCTCATACCCATCCAGGCCGTCTTGCAGTCGCTTGTAGAACTCGGCGTAATCCTCGGCCTCCTTCTTCTTGCCATCGTTAAAGTCGGTGTCAAGCTTTTGCATTTCAATGTTGGCCTTAGCGAAGATGGCCTCAATCTCTTTGACCGATTTGCCTTGAATCTCGGCGTTCTTAGCGGCGAGTCTTGCCTTAGCCATCACCAACGCTTTCTCAAGTTCAAGCCTTCGGTCCGTTCCTTCTTCGTGAAACTCAATCTCTGTTTCAATCGCTGCGACAACATCCTCCAGGCGTTGAGCAGTCAAGTCTTTGATTTCTTTGCTGAGTTTTTGAAGGGCTTCAACCGATGGAACATAGACTCCTTCCTCAAGAATTTCGGGAATTTCTTCTAATTTTATTATATAGCCATCCAAAGCAACCTCTGTAAAGGAAATTTTTGGCATTTTTTGAATAAAGGATGCAATCATCCTTTCGGCTTGTTTCAAATCCTTTTCTTGTTTTGCAAGGTCAAGCCCCATTGCCTCTGGCGTGTCTCTTTTCTCAACCTTAATCAAGTCCATTCGTGCCTTAATGGTCTTTATAAGTTGGTTATAGTATTCAACCGTTCCTTCGGTGGTCTTGAAAAGCCTCGTTTCTTCGGCAGCAAGCAATTCCTTGGAGGCGGCGATTTCGGCTTTCCTTGCGTCTAAGGCGGCTTTTTCTTCTGCCTCTTTATTGTCTTGGAACGAGCTTTCCGCTTGGGTCTGCATCTTGTTCAATTCGGACAAGACCAAGCGAGCGTTCTCTATGCGAAGCTCTCTCTGCTTTTTCTCCTCTTCGCTTAGGTCTTTGGTGGATTTTTTCATCTCCTCCCTCAACAATCGCCCTTGAGCCTGAATGGCTTTTGCAAAGTTTCCATCCGTTAACGCTAAAAAGCGATTTGCCACGGATTTAATGTACTCGTCCCTTTCCTTATTAGCGAAATCATCCATTCTTTGAATTTCGGCCTCAATTCCCCTTAATATTTTAGCAGTACCAGAAACTGTTCCGAGATTTGGTATAATGGCCAATAAGACCTCTGCAATCTTTTGATATGTAGGAAGATTTGACCTAATGACAACCCCAAGGTCATCAAAATACCCACCTAATGCATTTATCGTGCCAGAAACGGCTCTTGCGTTTAGGATGCTCAATTTCAAAGCGTCAAAGCCATTGCTCAAGCGGTTTATGGCCGCATCAAGACTCGTCATCTTGGCAGCCACCGCAGGGGAGAAAGTTTCTTCCAGGACACTTGCGAACTCAGGCAAAACCTCAGCAGATAAAATTTTACCACTCTCCAACAACTTGTTAAATGTAGCGTTGGTCATGTTGGCCTCTGGGTGAAGTCTTTGGTATGCCTCGGCCATCAAGTCGGATGCACCTGGAAGCGATTCACCCAACTGCCGCCTTAATTCTTCCGCAGAAACCACGCCCTTGGAGAGCATTTGTTGCAAAGCGTAAAAGGCCCGGCTCGCTTGAAGGCTGTTCGCACCGGCACCCCTCAGCGATACGGCAACCTTGGTGAATATCTTCTCGGAGTCTTCAGACGAAAAGCCAGCCATTTTTGCGGCGATCCCAAAAGTTGAGAAGGCATTGGCCGTTTCCTTCACATCAAGGCCAAGCCTCATAGAAAGGTTTCGGAGTCTGTTAAAGCCTGCCTCGCCACGATCGGCGGTATCAAAAACGAAATTCATTCGGTTTTGAATCATCTCAAACTCACGCTCAAGCTGTATCAGCTCTTTACCGAAATTGATAAGGGTCTGCACGCTAAATGCAGCAATAATGCCTTTCCCAAGTTTGCCTATCCCAGCGTCAAATCCAGAAACCTGCCTGCTCGCATTATTAACCGCCGACCCCATTCGGGTCACATTGTTGGTCGTGTTGTTCAGCTGGGCATTGACCTGGGTAAGATTGTTGGTCGTTTTGTTCACTTGGGCGTTGACCTGCGTGAGGTTCGTGTTCACCTGGGCCAAGACATTGACCGTGGTGTTGAACGAATTGTTGATGTTGTTAATCGTACTCAGCCCTTGGGCCGAGGCGATGTTGGAAAGGGCTTTAGCAGCAGCGGTGGCGTAGGCCGATAGTTCTTTGTTCTTAGCGATAAGCTCGTCAAGCTTTCGCTTCATATCGTCTATATTCGCATCGTAACTTACCGATATTTTATCAGCCATTGGTGTCTTGTTTAGCTTTGCGTTGCCTTTCCTCCTGGAAATGCTTGAGCAAAGTTAAGACATCCTCAACGGATGTTTTCATATACTCCTTGTAGAGGAATATATCGCCCCTCGCTAAGAAAACGAAGAACTCACGCCAATTTAAGTCGTTGAGGTAGAGTTCCGAGCCGAGATTTCGGATTTCAGGAGTTCCCTCGTCTGCTCCAGCCGGGAGGAGGCCATCTCCCAGAAGATTGTCCAATCTTCTTCTAAATGTTCTATATTGGGAAAGAACTGACTCAGCCCGGCTAAAACGAAAAAATCGTACAACTCCTTGCCCTTGTACGCTTCCCTAAACGCCTCCACCTTCTTTTGCTCAAACTC